CTGGTGATGACAAAATCGGCTGCAAGATTCGCTTCCATTCGCCGCAGACTGCTGCCGCGCATTGGAATGGAGAACTCGGCAGGATTGATTATGGTTTTGCCGTGATCGACAGCAAGCCGGCACGCATGAGCGAAGATTCGGAACCAATTCTTATCAACTTCTATACTGATGATGCAATATGGACACTGAACAAGGTGCAGGATGTGTGGCGCGCTGAATACCATCCGCACCGCATGGGGCGCCCGTTGATGGAGGCGTTTGTCTGGAACGCGACCAGCTCCAAGCCGTTCGGACGGTCTCGCATCAAGGAACCTATCCGCAGGCTGATTCAGGGATACGTCCGCACGATTGCCAATGCGACAATAGGGCTTGAGTTTTCCACGGCTCCGCAGAAATACTTGCTCGGCGTGACGGACGATCAGTACGATGCAATCATCAATCAGAAATTCAAACAGTATATCGGCAGTATCATTGCGGCGACAACCAATCCCGACACGGGCGAAAAGCCGACATTCGGACAACTCCAGCAAGGGTCCATTGCTCCGCATGTTGAAATGATGCGTTTACTTGCCACGCAGTTCTCAGCGGCGACCGGCTTGACAGTGATGGACACGGGCGTGGTCAACGATGCGAATCCGACATCTTCGGACGCGATCCTCGCGCAGACGCAGACGCTTGTGAGCATGGCGGAACAGCTCAATCACAGCAACGGTGACGCGCTTCGGACTGTGGCGCTCATGGCGCTCGCGATCAAAGGCAACACTACGACCGAGGCGCTTGCGGATGAGCAGAAGAATATTATCGCACATTTCAAAAATCCCGCGATGCCGTCTGTGGCGGTCACTGCTGACGCCGCCATAAAGATCGCATCGGCGCGTGAGGGTTTTGCCGGGACAGATACGTTCCTGGAGATGATTGGATTCGACCAAGCGGATATCCGCAGGATCAAAGCGCAGGAACGCATGAACCGCGGTCTGCAGATCGTGAGTCAGCTGGAGGATTAATCAATGTATATCTCCACAAAGGACTGGCGGGAATTTATCCGCAAGATGTCTGCGATTAATTCAAAAGCTGCTGAAGCAGTCCGTGATTATGTGGCACATAACGGATTTGCTGATACGTCCGCGCTGATTCGATACTGCCACGCAGTCGCAGAGCAGTACGGTACGGCATCGGCGTCGCTGGCGGCATTGATGTACGATACGATAGCAGAGTTAGAGGGGCTGTCACTCCCAGCGGCAGAGCTTGCGGAAGCGCCCGGCTATAAGGATGTCGCAATCGCAGTTAATGGGACGCTCAAAACATCGCAGAATCCCGATGAGATAGGTGGAAGTGTGGCGCGCCTTGTTAAGCGCACTGGACAGGATACCATCCTATACAACGGGATGAGAGACGGCGCGGAATTTGCATGGATTCCAAGCGGTGACACATGTGATTTCTGCATCATGCTTGCATCGCGTGGGTGGCAGGATATCAGCGAGAACGCATTGGAAAATGGGCATGCACAGCATATCCATTCCAATTGTGACTGCACATACATGGTGAGACATTCGCCGGACTTCAACGTCAGAGGATACGATCCCGACAAATATCTTGCCATTTACGAAAACGCCGACGGTGACAACTGGCGTGAAAAACTTAATTCAATGAGGCGTGATACATACGTCCAAAATGCAGACGAGATCAATGCGCAAAAGCGTCAAGCCTATGCGCTGAGAATGCAACCAAAAAATCGGTAACTAAGGCACGTTTAACAGCGTGCTTTTTTATTTGTCCGGAAGGACGTAAAACATTCAACCGTTGAGATGCAACCTCGTAAAAAGCGTAACGGAGAGGAGGCTTTATGAAACGCACAGACATCACCGGGCTATTCCCGGACGCCACGGCTGAACAGGTCAATGCGCTGATGGACATCAACGGCGCAGACATCAATTCCGCCAAAGCAGGACTTGGCGACCTGCAGACGCAGCTTGCTACTGCCAATGCTACGATCGAGCAACTCAGGGCGGACGCAGCTAATGTCGAGGAACTCACAAACAGGGCGACATCTTTGGAAACAGAGTTGAACGCTCTCAAGGCGTCGAACGCTCTTAGGGACATGCGTGAAAAAGTCTCCAAGAATACCGGCGTCCCAGTATCACTGCTTACGGCTGAGACCGAGCAGGAATGTATGGAGCAGGCAAACGGGATCATGAACTTCGCAAGGCCTGCGAATTATCCGAGCGTGAGGGACGGCGGCGAATCAACAAGCGTTAAATCGTCCACCAGACAGCAGTTCGCTGACTGGTACGGGCAAACTATCAACAACTAACTAAGGAGGACAAATCATGTCTGGAATTTCTACAAACAGAAGTAATATTGCACTTCCCACAGATGTATCCGCAGAGATCCTGCAGAAAACACAGGAACAGTCTGCAGTAATGAGTCTTGCGAGACAGATTGCACTGCCCGGCAGAGGTCTGACCATTCCGGTCATCACCGGCGATCCCGAGGCTGCATGGGTTGATGAGACAGCCGCAAAACCCGTCTCCAATCCTTCCCTTTCCACGAAGATCATGCAGGCTTACAAGCTGGCTGTTATCGTTCCGTTCTCTGATGAGTTCGTGAGAGATATGAGTGCTCTGTATGACGCACTGATCGCACGTCTGCCTCTGGCTCTGGCCCAGAAGTTTGACGCGACCGTATTCCACGGTACAGCGCCCGGCTCCAATTTCGATACATTCGCAGGCGTAACTGCTCAGACGATCAGCGGTACAGGTCACAGCTTCTACGGCGCTCTTGTCGACTGCGACACAGCGATCGCAACCGCAGGCGGAATCCTCAACGGCTTCGCAATGTCCCCTCAGGCGAAAGGTGAAATGCTCGCGGCTGTTGACAACAACAAGCGTCCCCTGTTCGTCAACTCTGTAGCGGAAGGCGCAGTTCCGAGACTGATCGGCGCACCCGTCAGCTACTCCAAGGGCGCTTACAAGGCTGGTGACTCGAACACCGCGGACGTTCTTGGTTTCGCAGGTGACTGGACACAGGCCATGTACGGCACTGTCGAAGGCGTCAAGATTGATTTCAGCGATCAGACATCCCTTCCGATTGGCGCAAACAATGCGATGATCTCTCTGTGGCAGAACAACATGATTGCTGTTCGCGCAGAAATCGAGATCGGCTTCCGTGCTGACACGAACTGCTTCGCGAAGATCACGAGGACACACGCCTGATCAAGACGATTGACCGCAATACAGGTGTCGTTATGTGGGTACACGAATCCCGCGTAGACGAGTACAAGGCGCAGGGGCATAAATTAACCCCTGTGTCTAAGCCTGTTAAAGCGTCGAAAAAGACAACGAGGAAATGAGGTGATCACGATGGCATATGCTACGGCGATGGACGTACAGGACAGAATGACGTCTGAACTGACGGACGAACAATTTAATATTTGCTCTGTCTTGCTGGAAGACGTTGCCGTCCTGATTGACGCATACAAGGCTGACGCATCGGACGCGGCGAAAAAGGTCGTATCGTGTAGCGTGGTAAGTCGCGCGCTCTCCAGCACTGGAGACGTCGGGATCCCTGTTGGAGCGACACAGGGCAGTGCTTCCGCGATGGGCTATTCGCAATCGTGGACGATTGGGAACGGCTCAACCGGTGAACTGTATCTGTCACGGACAGAGAAGAAGCTGCTCGGAGCCGGAAACAGTATCGGTTCACATTCTCCGCTTGAAGATATGGGGGTGAGCGTATGAGAGGTGTAAACATCATCCTGTATGCGGAAGAGCAGACAGGCGTTGATGATTTCAACCGTCCGACCTACGCCGAAACCCCCGTTATTGTCGGAAATGTCCTGATTGGTGAACCGTCTACGGAACAGATAACCGACGAACTGAACATCAGCGGTAAACGTCTTGCGTATACACTTGCCATTCCCAAGGGTGATACGCATGACTGGAAAGACAAGACCGTTGAGTTCTTCGGGGAGAAGTTCCGCACATTCGGCGAACCTACACAGGGAATTGAGCATCTGATCCCTCTTGCATGGAACAAAAAGGTTAAGGTCGAAAGATATGAGCAACGCGACGTTTGAATTGAATCTGCCCGGTCTGAATGAGCTCATGAAGTCGCCTGAAATGGTGAGCATTCTCGAAAGCGCATCTTCACAGGTGGCAAACAATGCAGGCCCGGGATTCGGTCACCGCGTCGGTCAAGGTTCGTTTACGGCAATCGGCAATGTATTTGCAGAAAACAAAGAAGCCGCTGACAAGGCATACAAAGACAACACTCTGCTGAAGGCACTGGGGAGCGCAAAGATATGATTGAGAAAACCATATTGAATCATCTGTCAAATAACCTCGATTGTGGGGTTTATATGGAAAAGCCCAGAAACCCGACAGAACGGTCTTATGTTGTCATCGAACTGACAGGGCAGAGAGAAGAAGAACATATTACGCAGTCCACGTTCGCATTCCAGACCTATGGCGAATCACTGCTGAAAGCCGCAGAACTTCGCGATGAAGTAAAGGCAGCAGTCAAGACGCTCATCGAACTGGATGAAGTTGCGCGCGTTGACCTTAACAGCTCATATAACTTCACAGATCCTTCGACCAAAGAATATAGATATCAGACAGTGTTTGATATCACACATTATTAAGGAGTAAGCAAATGGCTAATACAGTTGATAATGTTTCCGTCGGCAAGCCGGCAGGAAATGGCGCGGTTTGGCGCGCTCCGCTCGGAACAGCTCTTCCGACTGATACGGACACCGAGCTTAACGTCGCTTTCAAGTGCCTCGGATATTGTTCCGAAGATGGTTATGTCCAGACCACAGATATCAGCACTGAAGAAATCAAAGCATGGGGCGGCGATACAGTTGACAGCTCTCAGAACGGCAAGACTGAAACCCATAAATTCACGGCAATCGAATCTATGAATCCAGAAGTCCTCAAGGCGGCTTATGGCGACAGCAATGTCTCCGTGGACGGTACATCGCACGTGATCACAGTCCGCCACAACTCTGTCGACAATCCCGCATGCGTCTATGTCGTTGACATGCTGATGCGCAACGGCGGTAAACGCAGAGTCGTTATTCCTAACGCGAAGATGACAGCTCTGGATGACGTGACGTTCAAGGATGATACTCCTATCGGTTACGGAATCACGCTGACTGCTCTTGCGGGCGGATTCGGCGCCGGCGATAATGACGCGTCCAAAGAATACATCAAACCCGCTACAACCTGATCGATACATAAGGGAGGCTAAATATGATTACAGGCAAAACATCAACGGGATTTCAGTTCGAGATTGATTCTCGCGCGGTCAAAGATGTGCGTTTCGTGCGTCGTCTTGCGGCTGCACAGAAAGACGGCACGCAATGGCCCGACCTGATCGAGAGCGCACTCGGCGCGGAACAGTTTGATAGACTGTGCGAACACATCACAGATGCGGATGGTTTCCAGCCTATCGAGAATCTGACGACCGAATTCAGTGAAATCGTCGAGATTGTCGCAAAAAACTCTTAACCCTCGCTCGATACATTGCCACCGACGAAGACGCGCTTCTGTGTGACCTTGCGGAAACATACGGAATATTTGACTTTAATGCGCTGCCTGTGGAGACATTGGCGGCGCTTTCTTTTGGTTTACGGGAAAATTCCAGAATCAAGAGAAAATTAGCGGGCGCGGTTGAGGTCGATGC